CATTGGTCCAGATCGAGGACAGCACGGTCTTGAGGTTGGCCTCGGTGAACGCCACCTGCGTGCCGTCCGTGCGGCTATTCGAGCCAGACGTCCCGGGATCAGAGCCGCCGGCTCCCTTGACCGTATTGGTCTTGATCCACGACAGCACGGACGCCGCCTGACGGGCGGTGGTGGTATCGCCAGTGACCGGCGCCTGGTTTTGCAGCGCGTTGAACTCCAGATCGCGCCGCAGCTCGAGGCCCTTGAGCATGGCCTGATAGGCCATTTCGTTGGACCGGCCAGCATGGCGGACCGCCTGCTGGGTGCCCGACACGCGCGCCACCTTGTAGCTGATCTGGGTGATGTTGTTCAGCCGCACAGTCGGCGTGGTGGAGTTGGTACCGGGATCGTCGCCTTCGAGCTGCGCATTCGTGGCAGCCCCGGCGAGACTTTGGGTCTGCCATTCATGCTTGACGGCGGTTGCACCTTCCCGCGCGACGCCGGAAACGAACGGCGTGTCGGTAGGATCGATACGGTAGATCATGTCCGTGAGGTCTTCACGGTTGCCAATCGCCTGATAGGTGGCGAAGGTTGATGCTGGCATTGCCATGGGTCAGATATCCTTATGATGCCCGGCGACGGGTGGCGAGCCGTTCGCGTGCTTCCAGCAGCGCAAAGCCGTTCGCCTCGCTCGGGTCCTTGTTGAAACGACGTTCGAGGGCCTGGATTTCGGCCTCTGCCCCGCCTGCGCGGGGAGTGCCGGGTTTCTGAACCGGCGGAAGGTCTTTTGAAGCAACGACCTTGGGTGCGTTCTGAATGTGCTGGTATTTCATGCCATCGAGGATGAGTGACTGAATCCGGTGGTCATGCAGGGACAATCTGTCCTTGCCGTTCCATAGGTCAGCCAGTTCCTGCTGGGTGAATCCGCGCTCACTCAGGAATTTCGGCGCTTCCTTCATGAGATCGCCAAGCTTGGCCTTGTCGGCTTCGCTGAGCGATTCCTGGAATTTGGCGCCTTCGTTCTGAACGTGCGAGGCCCACTTGCTTTGGGCCTCTCCCTGCTGCTCCCGCGTGATGCGATCCGTTTCGGCTTTCGCGGCCTGCAGGCGCATCTGATGCACCTGCCATGCCTGAAACCGGAACGGGTCTTCAGACTGCAACTTGACCACATCATCCATGGTGCGGATGTCTGCGAAGTTTTGCTGATTGACGCCATCGAGCGCCTGCATCAGGGCGGGAAGTCTCGCCTCGTAGTCCTTTCGTGCCTGTTCCGCCGCTTCACGCGCGGCCTGTGCGGCCTTGCGCTGTTCGGCGATTTCATTTTGACTCCGTTGCAAGCCCCGATCGCGCTCACTTTCGCGTTGCGCAAGATATTCCTGCGTTTCGCGGGGAAGTCCCGCCCATCGGTCCTTTGCTTCCTTCGTCCAAGACCTCGGCGGCTCGATGGGCGGAAGCTCTTCCGCTTCGGTGGCCTCGATCTCCTCGCCGGGATCAGCCTCCTGCTGAGCGGCGGCGGGCTCATCGCCCGTATCCTGTTCGGCTGGCGCAGCCTGTGGCGCGCTCTCGGCCTGCGGTTTCTTGCTGCGCAACGAGGCGAGATAACGTGCGGCCTCGGATGCGTCGCTGAATGATTCCTGGGTAATCGCGGGAGCCTGCACGTCGATGCGGGCAATGGGTTCTTGCGCGGGCGCGGCATCAGCCGCGGGACCGCTAGTCGCGTCAGACATGGATTTTCCTTAGATTAAATCGAACGCTTGCTTTAGAGCTTTGCGCTCTGGGTTTTGCCCGATGTATTCGGGCTGATCGTCGATCCAGACGTGAATATCGACGCCATTCTCGTGCATCACTTCGGCCTTTGGCCTGCCTGAGCAGTAATAGACCTCGCCAGGAAAATCCAAGATGGTCATTTCTGGCTTGCGTGACGTTACGCAAACAACATTTGCACCGGCGCGACGCAGTACATTTATGACATTTGTCCACGTTTCACGACAGCTTGAAAACGTGTCGTCATAGTCGATTGCCACGCCAAAGGGGCGGATTGCATTCTTGATGGCGCTTTCTTCAAAGAAATCGTCATCTTCGATCATATAATGCCGAGTCTCTTCTTGCGGTCGGCATCGGCGTGCAATTTGTTGAGCTCGGCCTGCGCCAGCTTGCCGTTTGCAATCACGGTGTTGATGTGTTCCTTCACCTTGCCGATGACGTTGACGGCAAGAAACAGCTTTTCCCGGCCGGCCTGATCGTCGTGCCGGGTCGCACGCCACGCCGCGATGTAGCTTTCTTCCAGCGTGGCAAAGGCTTCGTTGAGAAGCTCATTTTCCAACAGCGCCTTGGCGTGCACGGCGCGCGTCGTATCCCGCTGTAGCTTGAATTCGTCAGGCATCTTTCGCCTTGCGATATTCGCCGCACCATTCGTCCGCGCTCACCACGGGCCACACACCACGGTCGCCCTTGAGGATGGCCGGTGCACGGCGCCGACAGTAGAACAGTGTATCGTTCTGCTCGTGCATTTCGCTGAACTCACACTCCGAACAGGCTTCCAGCCCATCGTAGATAGCTTCGGCAAGCTTCTTGCTCACGCATGCACCTTTGGTTTGTTCTTGGCTGTCTTCTCAGCTAATTCAAGCTTTTGCTCATGTGTCTGCTGCGCTTGATGCATTCCGAGCACCGTCTTGGCCACGTCCAGTTGATGGCTCTGATGCTCGTGCTGTATCTGCTGATGCTGCTCAACGGTCTTCATATGAACGCCCACAAGACTGAGCTTCGCATCCAGCTCGGCCTTGAACTGCGCCAACGCCGCGTCCATCCTCACTTGCATCTGCTGGTAGGCGAAATCGTTCTGGGCACGCTGCTGATCCAATTGGGCCTGCTGGGCGGTTTCCTGCTGTTTGGCCTGCACCTGCATCTGGGCCACCTGGATTTTCGGGTCGGGTGCGGGCAGCTGCGGCGGATGCAGCAATTGGCCGGTGCGGGGATCTGTGGCTGTCGGATCATCGAAGAACTGATCCGGGTTCTTGTGCCCCATGATCCGGGTCAACTGCGCCGCCGTGTTGAACAGCTTGTCGTCACCGACCATATGGCCCTTCCCGCCGGCCAGCAATTCCTTCTGCACGTTGCCGATTGCCATCACTTGCGCGAACTGCTGCGCTTTCGAGCCGGTACCTAGTGCCACATGGATGGTCAGATGATTGCGGGTTTTCCAGTCGCGCGGATCGACCGCTGTCCATTTGGCACCGAGATAGACCTGAGCGGCCTCGTTGGCGTTTTTCTGTATGACCTGATGCAACAGCCAGAAAATGTCGCGCACGCCTTGCGCCAGATTGCGTGCGATCATCTTCAAGCGCATTTGCGAGGCAGTGAAGACCTGATTGACCGCCGTCGCCGATTGATTCTGCAGTGCGTCGGCGTCGATGCCTTGGGTCTGCTTACCGAGCCCCGTCTTGGATTCCAGATCGGCATCGAGATATTGCAGCGCCGGGAATATTGAATCAACGATCGGCGGCGTGACCTGCCAATTCAAGCCGCCCTCGCCTTTGGTGCGGACAATGCCTCCGGGCCTGGCCACCAGCAGATCATCCAACGTATTCGGGCCGGCGACATTTTCCGGAACCTCAACACGCGGGGCAGCAACCATATAGAGATTGTCGAGCGCGCCACGCTTGAGAGCGGTCTTTTCCCGCTGGATTGGAATCACCAGATCAGCAACCGAGCGGCCAAAGAAACGATGTGAAACCGGAATCGGCGTCCATGATGCGAATGGCATCACGTCCCACTCGACGACATCCTCCTTGCCATTCTTGCGAAGGATTTCGCCGTCATCGCCGCCCGTGACAACCTTGTAAAGCCGGGGCTTGCCGTTGCCCTCATAGTCCATCCGGACATAATGCTCGGTGACACGCACGTTCTGCGCCGCGTTGTTGGAAGTGGATGCACCGCCTGTTGCGTGTTCCCACACACTGTCACGCGCCAGGGTCTCAGGCGTCTGGATTCCCGTATATTCGGGAATCTTCATTACCTGATCCTCGTCGTAGCCCTCGCCGATCAGGTCCGCGCGGGTTTTGGTGACGACATCATGGAAGGTATAATTGCAGCTCTTGATGTCGCGCGCGTTGCGCTCGATGCCGAACTCTTCCGGCGGAACACCAAGTACCCGCGCCTGCTTCTGCTTTCTGGTCTGCAGGACCGTCACATCATGGCAGGTATAGGGCATCATCTGCCCGTCCGGCCCGATCTTTTCATCCTGCCGCTGCGAATGCGCGATGATTTCGAGACCGCCCTCCGACATGACCACAGTTTGCGCCAGCATGGCAAACTGATCATCTGTCAGGTCGTAGTAATCTTCCCGTTCCTCCTCTTCCTTTTCTTCCCACCAGACCTTGACGACGCCGTTCTTGCCGAGCAGACCATCCTTGGCGAAATCGTATAGGATACGAAAGCCATCGTTTTCATTCATAAAAACGTGGTTGACGTAATCGGTTTCTTGCTGCGCTTGGTCTTCGTCACCCGGCCCAACCGGCTCGAATCGGACCACCTCGTCCGCGCCGGCCACGATATCAATCAGATGTGGTAGCATGCCCTCAACGGTATCGGACACGTCGGAAGAGATTGCCTCACTGCGGCCTTCCTCCGCCGGCAGATCCGCGCTCATGTCGCCGAAGTAATAGCGGTCTGCCCGCTCGCGCTCTAGCGTCAGCTTGGCCGATTGCGTGGCGGCAAGCGCATCCGCCTTCTGGGCAGACACCAGCGCCCGCAGAGCTGACGGGTTGTCTTTGAGCGAGACGCCTTTGGCCATTATGCGACAGCGCGCCTCGGATAGTTGATCGGGCGGTTGAAACTCGCCATGGCGCTGGGCTCCTTGTAGACCATCGCCATCATGCCGATCGCGTCTGCCGCGTGGCTAGTCCAGTCGTGCTCGGGTCCAAGGCCGATATTGCGCTTTTCATCGATCTTTTCGTGATAATGCACCAGCGCCTCGCGCCCGGATTCCGTCGTGTCTTCGTTCCACCAGCAGCGATTGCCGAGCCTGCGCAGTGCCTCGACGCGCATCATGGCCGCGCCTTTGCCCTGGTTCTTGACGGGTGGTTCAACATTGAAGCCAGCATCGCGCCAATGGTCCTCATAGCGCTTGCCCGTGATCTTATCGGGTTGCACGCCATCATGCGGCAGGTAATTGATCGCCTCTCCATAGCCTCGCGAGCGCATCCAGTTGACATGATGCGCGAGCACCTGGCCGCGGCTTTCATAGTAGTCGAGAATGCGGATTTCCTGCGCCACCCACTGCACGATCCAGATCGAATAAGCATCCGAATAGCCGCCTGATCCGCCAATGTCATGAAACGCACGGAGCGGTAACAGCGGATCAGCCGCGATCCGCCCTATCCTGCCCTGCTTTCTCGCATCAGCAAGCATCTGAGCATAATAGGCGCCCACAATAGCGGCGTCGAACGAGCACTCGTATTCCCGTTCATACTGATCCTGACTTTGCTGCGAGCGATGCAGCGTCAATTCAGCTTGAGACAGAATGCCAGTTTCAGATGCTCTCAGAACGAGCCTAAACCAGCCCGGCAGTTCATTGCCGTTCTCGTCACGGTCGATCTTGTAGAACCAATCATGACCGGCAGGCGTTCCGATAAAGGTTGCCCATCCGCCGCGATCCGCCAATGTCGGCAGGATGACTTCCGGCCACGCCCGGGGATCGATCTGCGCCGGCTCGTCGACGGTCACGCCGTCGTTGTA